ATATCTTCTCCTGAGTTATCAGAACCAAATAAAGTACCGTTAGAGTCCGACTCTCCAGATATTGAATTAGGAGATAAGTCCGAAGTAAATTTGTATTCTACCGGTAGATATGCTGCGCTATAGCTATCCGGTCTACTTAAAACCGTTAAAGCCATATTAGTAAGCTAATAAAAGTTCTACATCACAAGCAGCAGTATCTGCCTGAGCTTTGATATTGTCGATATTAGAGAAAGAAGTAAAAGCAGCCTCTGTAGCTGACACGCTTAACTCTCTTGAATTAAATACGAAAGCCTTTCCCGGACTTAACTTAACGTCCATAGTAGCACCTCCCGTATCAGATAGTCTTAACCTTACGAAGTTAGTTCCATCTCTATTAATTACTACTAAGTAGCTTAAATCTGTTAAAGAAGCTGGTCCTACCGCTCCTAAGTTAGCCAAGGTAGTCTCCGAAGTAGGTACGTTTACAGTTTGTAATACCGCGTCCTCTCCCGTTAATGTTATACTCTCGTTATTACTTACCGCGTAAGTAGTTCCGTTAATCGTTACCGTAGCACCGAAAGTAGTTGATAATATTGTACTCATCTATTTAAAATTTTTCTTATTTCTAAAGTTACGTCCTCTTTACCATTACGTATTAATAAAGTACTAATTTTCTTTTTAAACTTATTAATGTTATTCGTAAATATGTTAGTAGGCTTAATTCCATTCTTTTCTATATTCTTAGCAATAGCAAAAGCCATTCTCTTAGAGTCTTCTTCACTTGCTCCTAACTTAACCCTCGCCCATCTTTGTAAAGGTCCAATAGGAGGTCTTGTCCCCGGTTTACGTCCTTTATCTACAAACTTCCAATAACTCTTAGCTTTAAACCTAACAGATACTAAAGTATTAGATTCTGACACTTGAGACTTTAAAGACTTAGCTAACTGCATAGAAGCGTTCTTATCGCTCTTATTAAGATCATCTATAATATCGTCTATCATATCATTAGCTGCTATCTTAAGCTTTAAAGTAGTTTGTGAGAAAGGTCTAGGCATCGAATACGTCGTCGTTACAACAAGTGCTAAAACGTACTTGCTCGGTTATTGTAAACGATACTTGCCATCCAGTATGATTCTTATCCTCATCGTCTATTAAAGGTAAGACAGTAAAGTTATCTTGGATAGTCCAATCAGCCCTCTCGCTCTCGTTATCGTAGGTTAAAATAGTATCGTTAAAGTCCGTAATAAAACGGCTTATAACTTGGTCTAATATCCTCTGAGTAGAATCTAAAGTAGTATTAACTTCATCCATAGTTCGCTCTTCAGATAGGATATCTATAACCTCTAAAACTATATTCCAATTGTTAACAAAGAATCCTTCTCTAGCTGACTTAGTTATACTAACTGGGTCCACTACTAAAGCAGGATAAGTTAACTCGAAGTCAGGATTAAACTCTGAAGCTAACCCCGTGTAAAAAGTCTTAATAGCTTTATGTTTAGTAGCTAAGTCTTTAAAGATATTCTGTACTGTATTTAAGTTCATTACTTGTTATATTTTATGTCACATTCGTTTTTCTCTTGCTTAAGCATAAGGTAAGTAAACACTTCTCCTACGCTGTAATCTGTTATCTTCTCTTTCTCTCCAAATATAGCGCTAATAATCGCTTTATCCTGTGCCAAACCGTAGACGGTAAGTAAACTACCATATTTACGACTAAGCGTGTCATAACCTGCTTTAAGTTCTTTAGCGTCGTATTCTTTATCGAAGAGCGCTGAGAATCTAGTAAATATAAGACCTGACTGCTCAAAAAAAAACTACGAAGTTTAAAAGCTGTCTCTACGTCTAACTTAGCTAAGTCCTCGTAAGTTTGTTTAACGTTCGAATAGTCGTATTCGTTATCCTTCTCTAACATAAGGATAGATAAGATATGTCTAATCCCTTCTACAGGCTTATCTTGGTACATCTGTTCTACTTTCTTAACGTCCCACCATTGCCCTGCTTTCATTCCTAAAAGCTCTGTAGTAATCGTGTAAGTCCTTCCGTTTAACTCAACCTCTTCTACAACACCTTTAAGATCACTTAACGCCTCATAATCGAATAAACTAGATAGTTGCTCAACGATGTAACTAACCTCTCCAGCTTTACAAGATTTAACTAACTCTAAATCCAAGTTAGATAACACGCTGAATATCTCTAATTCATCGCTATCGTCTTTAATCCTTTCGAAGGCTTCTAAAGTAATCTCATTCCATTGTTCAGGGATACTAAAATCTATTCGTTCTTCCCCTCTGTATAAATGCCCTTTAATCATAGTGTAATCCTTCGTTTCCGTTATGCCCAATAATATTTACGCGCTCCTCGTCCCATTCCTCTATAATGTCTATAGGTTCGTATTCTAAAACCTCGTAAAATATAAATGCTAAACCACTCTTAGGTAATCTTGCGTCCCACCAGTCTCCGTTATCATCTAGGTAAGCTTCGAAAGGCTTAGGCTCATAATGAGGAGATAATACTAAGTACGTTCTATCCGTCTCAGGTAATCCGTGTTCTTTAATCGATATCACTTTTATAATCGTTTTTATAGTACTCTAATGCTTTAACGTAAGCTCTAAATAGCTTATTAACGTAGACTCTAAATAGTACCGGGTTTATCCTCCTACCTATCATACAATCGGAGTACATATCTATCTTGACATCCACTCCTTTCTTTTCTCGGATATACCACTCTACAACGCTTACTAACTGCTCTGTAGTAGCCTTATATTCGGTCTTTAGTATAGTCTCGTTTATATTCACTTCTTAAAGATATTAAACTTCTTGACTTATTCCTAATTAAATAAATCCTTTTTAAGGTACTTTTTAGACCCTCTCGTTAATTTTAAACTTGAAATAGTATTATCTATTAACTAAGTCTTAGAAAACGTCTTAAATCGTTTAAAATAGAAATTGTAGTTCGTAAGGTAGTTTCTCGCGCGTTACTACTTACTACTTAACTTAGATTAAATTATATTAAACTTATATTGTATTTAATTTAGAGAGGGTTCCGTAATAGTTCTAAAGCCTTTCAAAGGGTTCTTAAGATAATATAATTAAATAATCTACTCTACAAACCTTAATCCATAGTAGTTTGACTTAGTTTTACCTCTTAAAACTTTACTAACAGAAGTTGTGCTTAAAAAAAAATAGTCAGCTACTTCTTTAATAGATACAAACTCCTTATCTAATCTCTCTGAGTAAACCTTTTTAGATTTATAATGATTAGCGCCTTTAGCTATTTTAACAAATCCATTTTCGTGAGCGTGTCTAGAGTTTTCTTTTCTAGTTACCCATTCTAAATTCTCTACGTAATTTTCATTTTTAATACCGTCGATGTGATTTACTTCTTTTTTATTATCCGGGTTAGGTATAAAAGCCTCTGCTACTAATCTATGAACCACTTTTCCTTTAAGTTTTCCTTTTTTAGATAACATTACTAATTCATAGCCGTAACCATTATCAGCAGGTTTTAAAATCCTTTCCGGTAACACTCTTTTACCTCCATTTCTACCGTTAACTTCTCTAGACAAACTCTTTACTCTACCTAATGAACTTACTTGATAAACTCCCTCGTAACCTTTTACATCTTTCCAAATCTCTTGCATAATTATATAATTTTATAAGTTTCGTAAGGTAATATATAAATAATAATTAAAAGTTTCGTAAGATAGTTTTAAACAAAAAAAGAGAGGCTAATTAAACCTCTCTAATAATCTTTTATTTTTCCCTACGAATTAATCGTTCGTTAATACGCTGTAAAATTATAGCTCTATCTCTATCTGTTTCTATGTACCAGTTATATAGTTCGTCTGGTAAATCATTAAAAGCTTCTTCGTAGTTAGTCACATTAAAACCACGTCTAATACATTCGTTATAAAGGTCTATATATCTATCGTGTAAGTATTCGAGTTTATTATAAAAGAACTTAACGTGTCCAGTACCTAAAGTAAACCTATCCGGAATACCGTTAAGGCTATAACGACCCTTTTTTATAGAATTAGGAATACGTTTAATTTCTCTATGTTCAGCCATTAACATTTTATCGTTAAGCTCTATAGGTTTTACTGCTACATTTATTCGTGTCATAATATTCGTTTTGTTTTGTGTTTCAAATATACAGCTTTTAGTTAATAACTTTCTAATTTTTAACAGTAAAAAAGGGAATTAATTTCTAACTCCCTTATTTTC